GTGGAGGCTTGTCAGGCGTTTTTGGAGGGTGTTCGTTCGGGTGTTGTGTCTCATCCTCGTGCTGATTCTCGTCGTGACATGTTGGATATTGCTGTGAGGTCGGCTGTGCAGAAAAAGAAAGGCTCTGCGTGGGGTTGGGGTTCCTCGTTTAAGGATGGTTCTGAGGTTCCTTTGGAGGCTGTGTCTTTGGCGTTTTTGGGGGCTAAACGTGTTCGTCGTGGCTGTCGGGAGCGTAGCGGTAGGAAGCGGGTGTCTGTGGTATGAACGTGGACGAGTTGGCTCTGATTGAGGGCATGTACGATCGTATTAAGAGGTTGTCTTCGTGGCATTGTCGCATTGAGGGCTACTATGAGGGCTCTAATCGGGTGCGTGACCTTGGTGTGGCTATTCCTCCGGAGTTGCAGCGTGTGCAGACTGTGGTGTCGTGGCCTGGGATTGCGGTGGATGCTTTGGAGGAGCGTCTGGATTGGCTTGGCTGGACGAATGGTGACGGCTACGGTCTGGATGGTGTGTATGCTGCGAATCGGCTTGCTACGGCGTCGTGTGATGTTCACCTTGATGCACTAATTTTTGGGTTGTCGTTTGTTGCGATCATTCCCCAGGGTGATGGGTCGGTGTTGGTTCGTCCTCAGTCGCCGAAGAATTGTACGGGCCGGTTTTCGGCTGACGGGTCTCGTTTGGATGCTGGCCTTGTGGTGCAGCAGACGTGTGATCCTGAGGTTGTTGAGGCGGAGTTGTTGTTGCCTGATGTGATTGTTCAGGTGGAGCGGCGGGGTTCGCGTGAATGGGTTGAGGTGGATCGTATACCGAATGTGTTGGGTGCGGTTCCGTTGGTGCCTATTGTGAATCGTCGCCGTACTTCTAGGATTGATGGCCGTTCGGAGATTACGAGGTCTATTAGGGCTTACACGGATGAGGCTGTGCGCACACTGTTGGGGCAGTCTGTGAATCGTGATTTTTATGCGTATCCTCAGCGTTGGGTGACTGGCGTGAGCGCGGATGAGTTTTCGCAGCCTGGCTGGGTCCTGTCGATGGCTTCTGTGTGGGCTGTGGATAAGGATGATGATGGCGACACTCCGAATGTGGGGTCGTTTCCTGTTAATTCGCCTACACCGTATTCGGATCAGATGAGACTGTTGGCGCAGTTGACTGCGGGTGAGGCGGCTGTTCCGGAACGCTATTTCGGGTTTATCACGTCTAACCCACCTAGTGGGGAGGCTTTGGCTGCCGAGGAGTCTCGGCTTGTGAAGCGTGCTGAGCGGCGTCAGACGTCGTTTGGTCAGGGCTGGCTGTCGGTTGGTTTTTTGGCTGCCAAGGCGTTGGATTCTCGTGTTGATGAGGCCGATTTTTTTGGTGATGTTGGTTTGCGTTGGCGTGATGCTTCGACGCCTACCCGGGCGGCTACGGCTGATGCTGTGACGAAGCTTGTTGGTGCCGGTATTTTGCCTGCTGATTCTCGTACGGTGTTGGAGATGTTGGGGCTTGATGATGTGCAGGTTGAGGCTGTGATGCGTCATCGTGCTGAGTCGTCTGACCCGTTGGCGGCACTGGCTGGGGCTATATCGCGTCAAACTAACGAGGTATGATAGGCGATGGCTTCGGGTGCTATGTCGAGGCTTGCTGCGACTGAGTATCAGCGTGAGGCGGTCAGGTTTGCTGGGAAGTATGCGGGCTATTATGCCGAGCTGGGTCGTTTGTGGCATTCCGGGAAGATGACAGATGCGCAGTATGTGCGTTTGTGTGTGGAGTTGGAGCGTGCCGGCCATGATGGTTCGGCATCGTTGGCTGCCAGGTTTGTGTCGGATTTTCGCCGGTTGAATGGTGTGGATCCGGGTTTGATTGTGTATGACGAGTTTGATGCTGCGGCGGCTTTGGCTAGGTCGTTTTCGACTATGAAGATTCTTGAGAGTGACCCGGATAGGGCGAATGACACGATTGATGCGGTGGCTGCGGGTGTTAATCGGGCTGTTATGAATGCTGGCCGTGACACGGTTGAGTGGTCTGCGGGTGCGCAGGGCAGGTCGTGGCGTCGGGTGACTGATGGTGATCCGTGTGCTTTTTGTGCCATGTTGGCTACGAGGTCGGATTATACGACTAAGGAAAGGGCACTTACTACTGGTCATACTCGGCGTCATAAGCGTGGTGGTAAGCGTCCGTTTGGTTCGAAGTATCATGATCATTGTGGTTGTACGGTGGTTGAGGTTGTTGGCCCTTGGGAACCAAATAGGGCTGATGCCGCATATCAGAGGACGTATGAGAAGGCCCGTGAGTGGGTTGATGATCATGGGTTGCAGCAGTCGCCTGGCAATATTTTGAAGGCTATGCGTACTGTTGGCGGCATGAGATAATTTGATGTGGTTTCCGGTTGTGCGCCGCCGGTTATCGGTGCACGTGGTTGTCTCCCGCACGGGGGTCAACAATGTTGTGTTGTTTTCCGCAAGGAGTGTAGGGTTAGGCTATGGCCGATCAGAGTGTTGAGGAACAGAATGTTGACAATGATGTTGTGGAGTCCGGAAAGGATAACGGCATTGTTGATACAGTAAAAGACGATGGCGGGCAGGAGGTAGCCGACAATCAGTTGAAGAATGAAGGCGAGGGTAAATCGCCGGGGACTGATTGGAAGGCGGAGGCTCGTAAGTGGGAGTCTCGTGCTAAAAGTAATTTCGCCGAGTTGGAGAAGCTTCGTACATCGAGTGACGATTCTGGATCTACTATTGATGAGCTTCGCCGCAAGAATGAGGAACTCGAAGACAGGATCAACGGGTTTGTTCTTGAGGGTGTGAAGCGCGAGGTGGCTTCAGAGTATGGTTTGTCCAGTGATGCGATCGCTTTCTTGTCGGGTGGCGATAAGGAGTCGCTTGCCGAGTCTGCGAAAGCTTTGAAGGGTTTGATCGACCATAGTAGTGGTGGCGCGGGTGTGCGCCGTCTTGCGGGGAGTGCCCCCGTTGATGATGTTAAACGACGTGAGGGTGTCGCGTTTGTGGATGCTCTTGTCAATAATTCTAGGAGATGATTTGTGATGGCTGACGATTTTCTTTCTGCAGGGAAGCTTGAGCTTCCTGGTTCTATGATTGGTGCGGTTCGTGACCGTGCTATCGATTCTGGTGTTTTGGCGAAGCTTTCGCCGGAGCAGCCGACTATTTTCGGCCCGGTGAAGGGTGCCGTGTTTAGTGGTGTTCCTCGCGCTAAGATTGTTGGTGAGGGCGAGGTTAAGCCTTCCGCGTCTGTTGGTGTTTCGGCGTTTACTGCGCAGCCTATCAAGGTTGTGACTCAGCAGCGTGTCTCGGACGAGTTTATGTGGGCTGATGCTGATTACCGTCTGGGTGTTTTGCAGGATCTGATTTCTCCGGCTCTGGGTGCTTCTATTGGTCGCGCTGTTGATCTGATTGCTTTCCATGGTGTTGATCCGGCTACGGGTAAGCCTGCTGCGGCTGTCAAGTCTTCGCTGGATAAGACGAAGAATATTGTTGATGCCACGGATTCTGCTACGACCGATCTGGTCAAGGCTGTCGGCTTGATTGCTGGTGCTGGTTTGCAGGTTCCTAACGGGGTTGCTTTGGATCCGGCGTTCTCGTTTGCTTTGTCGACTGAGGTGTATCCGAAGGGGTCTCCGCTTGCTGGTCAGCCTATGTATCCTGCCGCCGGGTTTGCTGGTTTGGATAATTGGCGCGGGCTGAATGTTGGTGCTTCTTCGACTGTTTCGGGTGCCCCGGAGATGTCGCCTGCCTCTGGTGTTAAGGCTATTGTGGGTGATTTCTCGCGTGTTCATTGGGGTTTCCAGCGTAACTTCCCGATCGAGCTTATCGAGTATGGCGATCCGGATCAGACGGGGCGTGACCTGAAGGGCCATAATGAGGTTATGGTTCGTGCCGAGGCTGTGCTGTATGTGGCTATCGAGTCGCTTGATTCGTTTGCTGTTGTGAAGGAGAAGGCTGCCCCGAAGCCTAATCCGCCGGCCGGTAACTGATTCATTTGTTGCGATAATGTTCATGCTGTGTGCAGGGGGTGGTGTTGATGGGTATCATTTTGAAGCCTGAGGATATTGAGCCTTTCGCCGATATTCCTAGAGAGAAGCTTGAGGCGATGATTGCTGATGTGGAGGCTGTGGCTGTCAGTGTCGCCCCCTGTATCGCTAAACCGGATTTCAAATACAAGGATGCCGCTAAGGCGATCCTGCGCAGGGCTTTGTTGCGCTGGAATGATACTGGCGTGTCGGGTCAGGTGCAGTATGAGTCTGCGGGTCCTTTCGCTCAGACTACACGGTCTAGTACTCCCACGAATTTGTTGTGGCCTTCTGAGATTGCTGCGTTGAAGAAGCTGTGTGAGGGGGATGGTGGGGCTGGTAAAGCGTTCACTATCACACCGACTATTAATGGTCGATATGCACATTCTGAGGTGTGTTCCACGGTGTGGGGTGAGGGTTGTTCGTGCGGGTCGAATATTAACGGCTATGCTGGCCCTTTGTGGGAGATATGATATGACCGGTTTTCCTTATGGTGAAACGGTTGTGATGCTTCAGCCGACTGTTCGTGTCGATGATCTTGGCGACAGGGTGGAAGACTGGTCTAAGCCTGTCGAGACTGTGTTCCATCATGTGGCTATCTATGCTTCTGTTTCGCAGGAGGATGAGGCGGCAGGCCGTGACTCGGATTATGAGCATTGGTCGATGCTTTTCAAGCAGCCTGTTGTGGGTGCCGGTTATCGTTGCCGGTGGCGTATTCGGGGTGTTGTGTGGGAGGCGGACGGGTCTCCTATCGTGTGGCATCATCCGATGTCTGGTTGGGATGCTGGTACGCAGATCAATGTGAAGCGTAAGAAGGGCTGATGGGTTGTGGTCCAGGATGTGAATGTGAAGCTGAACTTGCCGGGTATTCGTGAGGTGTTGAAGTCTTCTGGGGTGCAGGCTATGTTGGCTGAGCGTGGTGAGTGTGTCAAGCGTGCAGCCTCGGCGAATGTGGGCGGTAATGCTTTTGATAGGGCCCAATACCGTAATGGTTTGTCGTCGGAGGTGCAGGTTCACCGTGTGGAGGCTGTGGCGAGGATTGGCACCACCTATAAGGGTGGTAAGCGTATTGAGGCGAAGCATGGCACGCTGGCTCGGTCGATTGGGGCTGCGTCGTGATCGTTTACGGTGATCCTCGCGTGTGGGCTAAACGCGTGCTCAAGGATGATGGCTGGCTGTCTGGGATACCGTGTACAGGGACAGTGCCTGATAGTTTTGAGGGTGACCTGATTTGGTTGGCTTTGGATGGTGGCCCGCAGTTGCATGTTCGTGAGCGTGTTTTTTTGCGCGTGAACGTGTTTTCGGATACGCCGGATCGTGCTATGTCGTTGGCGCGTCGTGTCGAGGCTGTGCTGGCTGATGGTGTGGACGGTGACCCTGTGGTGTACTGTAAACGGTCTACTGGCCCTGATTTGCTGGTTGATGGTGCACGTTTTGATGTGTATTCGCTGTTCGAGCTGATATGTAGGCCTGCGGAGTCTGAATAAGCTTATTGTTTTTGTTTTAATGTAATTGTTTGATATTTAATGGGGGTTGTGATGGCTGCAACACGTAAAGCGTCTAATGTTCGTTCCGCGGTTACTGGCGACGTTTATATTGGTGACGCGCACGCGGGTGATACTATTAAGGGTGTGGAGCCGGTTCCTTCCGGGCTTACCGCTTTAGGGTATCTGTCGGATGACGGGTTTAAGATCAAGCCGGAGCGTAAAACGGATGATTTGAAGGCTTGGCAGAATGCGGATGTTGTTCGTACGGTTGCTACCGAGTCGTCTATCGAGATTTCTTTCCAGCTGATCGAGTCTAAGAAGGAGGTTATCGAACTGTTTTGGCAGTCGAAGGTTGCTGCCGGATCCGATTCGGGTTCGTTCGATATTTCACCAGGCGCCACCACTGGCGTGCACGCTTTACTGATGGATATTGTTGATGGGGATCAGGTTATTCGCTACTATTTCCCCGAGGTTGAGCTTGTCGATCGTGACGAGATCAAGGGTAAGAATGGCGAAGTGTACGGGTATGGTGTGACGTTGAAGGCTTACCCTGCTCAGATTAATAAGACTGGTAATGCGGTGTCTGGTCGGGGGTGGATGACGGCTTTAAAAGCTGATACTCCCCCGACACCTCCTCCGGCCCCGGTTCCT